CCCATATCCTGCTCGGTGTGTTATGGTCGACGGTGTTTTCATGGCTATTAACAAGAAAGTATTTGAAAAAGTTAGATTTGATGAGACAAACCCAGCTAAGTTTCACTTTTACGATTTAAGTTATTCACTTGAAGCACATAACAACGGGTTTAAAGTAGGTGTCGGGAACATTCCTTTAATACATAAGTCTCCTGGATTGAGAGAATTTACAGATGAGTGGAAAGCTGGTGAAAAATGGTTTTTAGATAAGTACGGTAAATAGTATGGCATACATAACAACACAATATTGTAACAAATGCGAAAAAGAATTAAATTTCTACAATGGTAAGTGTCCTAATTGTACTGAAAGAAAGCGTCGAGAAGAGATAGCAGCATGGCAAGCATTAACCGTTGAAGAAAAACTTCTTGATATACATAAGAGATTACTTAAATTAGAAGCAGGCCCACAAACATACGCATGAATACAAAACAGGTTATAGTTATTAGGAAAGATCTAAACATGCGCAAAGGTAAAATGTGTGCGCAAGCTAGTCACGCGTCTAATGCCTTTTTAACAAAATCTGGTCATGTTTATGCTATATTAGGTGGTTGGATGTTTCAGTCTCCTATACCTAACGGTCATGAAGATGAGGTATGGAAGTGGATAGAGGATTCCTTTCGTAAAATTTGTGTTAGTGTAAACAGTGAAGAAGAGCTACTACAAGTACATCAGAAAGCATTAGATGCAGGTCTAGTATCACATCTCATAACTGACAACGGTGCAACAGAATTTCATGGAGTACCTACACACACTTGTTGCTGTATAGGACCTCATTGGGATGAAAAATTTATCGACATAACAGACCACTTACCTTTATTATGATACTTAAAGAACAATTACTAGATTATAGCAATATACAACCAGGTGATGTATATATTTTTACTGCTAATAGCATGGTTAAGAACAGTTCTCTGCTCATGGGTGGAGGAGCTGCTCTAGCTGCATATGAGGCTTACCCTGGTGTAGATAAGCTTTTAGGAGCTGAAATTAATAAACATCTATTAGGTGGTGTATATGGTTACGTACAAGTTCCGTACAATTTTATTGAAGTAGGTGCATTTCAAACTAAAACAGTTGTTTGGGAGCCTTCAAAGCTGGATATCATCAAAATTGCAAGTGAGATGTTAAGTAATAAGGCTACGAAAACGCCTGATATTAAGTATCATCTCAATTACCCGGGTATTGGATTAGGTGGGTTAGATGTAGAGGAAGTTCAGCCAATTATTGAATCCCTACTTCCCGATAATATAATTGTATATAAATGAAAATAGCTATTTTTAAAAAACCTAGGATAGGGTATGACACAGACGGGTATAGCTACACGGCAGATGAAGCTGTTATAGAGAATGTACAATCTATAGAGATAGATAGAGACGAATATTACACTCTTAAGAGGTATTATAAAAATACAGAATGGGATATCGTAGAAATACACCCTAACCCAAAAGAATTCGTAGAGCTACATTTAGAAAAAGCACTCAAGCTACAAAAAGAACAAGAGCGTAAGCTAAAAATAGCACAAGAAGAGAGTAAAAGATTGTCTGATTTAAAAAAGAAAGCACGCGAAGAGAAAAAGAAAGCTAAATTAATACAAGAAGCTAGAAGATTACTTGAATCAGAGGGTGTATTATGAATCAAATTGATTTTGACTATTGGGAAAATGTTATCATATACAAATCACTGACAGATACAATATACCTTAGCAAGATTATTGATCATATTAAGTTAGAATACTTTAAAAACGTTTGTATTGCTAAAATTTTCGGATTGATAAAAGCTTATTACGTTAAACGTGATAAGTTACCTACTATCACAGAGCTGAAAGCTTATCTAGTTACAGATGAGCTAAAAAATTGCTTTAAGATTGTAGCGTCGACATTTAAAGACATTGACAAAAATATTGACGAGAAAGAGTTGATCGGGAACACCGAAAAATTCATCAAAGAGAAAGCAATATACAACACAATGCTCGCAGCAGCAAGTGATTTGAGTAAGGGTAAGTTGGATACAAGTGTTTTATTAAATCAATTTGAACAAGTTTGTAATATTAACTTTGATAAAGACTTCGGTTTAGATCTGTTCAACGATGTAGAGAAGATCATAGACGATCTCAACAATGAAGAAGAATACGTATCAACTGGATGGGAGTGGGTTGATAAACAGCTAGGCGGTGGCTTACTTAAAAACGGAAGATCTCTTTATGTATTTGCAGGTGAGACCAATGTTGGTAAATCTATAGTTCTAGGAAATATTGCAGCTAACATTGTAAATCAGGGTAAAAATGTGTTGCTAATAACCCTGGAAATGTCAGAGCTGATATATGCGAGACGAATTTGCTCTAATGTAACTCGAATCCCTATCAAAGATCTAAAAGCTGAGCAACAAACATTACGTGTTTTACTAAAAGAAGAAAAAAATAGAGGTGGTAAGCTTTTAATTAAAGAGTTTCCACCATCAACTATAACACCAAACGATGTGAAATCGTTCGCTATGGATTTAATAGCAAGCGGTATAAAAATTGACGCAATTGTACTCGATTATATTAACCTATTAACTACAAATGTAGGAAGTAATTCGTATGAAAAGGTTAAATATATGACTGAGCAGATACGAGCACTTTCATACTATGTAAAAGCACCAGTTGTAACAGCTACACAATTAAACAGGTCAGGGTTCGGTGGTAAAAAGCCAGGTGTTGATACTATATCTGAGTCAATCGGGTTAGCAGCTACTGCAGATGTTATCATACCCATTTTTCAATCTGATGAAGATCGTGAATTGAATATAATACGGTATAGTACAGGTAAGAATAGATACGGACCAAAAGGGTTCGCATATGCTATGAAGATAGATTACAGTACGTTGATAATAACTGATACAGGAGATGGTGAAGAGGATGTAATAGAAGATGACGTTATTAGAGGCTTGGAAACCTTTTCAAGTTGAACTCCTTATAAATTATACTAAATTATACTAATGACTAAAATATTTGTGTGGTCAGATTCTGATTTAGATGGAGCTGGTAGCATATTAGCTCTAAAATGGCTGTATGAAAGTAAAGTACAACCTATTCGCTTCGAACACGAGAGTGTGTGGAATGGTCAGGATTTGAGTCAAAAAATGAGTAAATGGTTTGAACAAAATTATGACAAATATGACAAGATTTATATTTGCGACCTTTCTCTTGCTGAAAATGTAATCGAAATCGTAGATAAGCAGAATGTTGTAGTTATAGATCACCATAAAACACACGTAGATTTAAAGCATCAATATACAATAGCAAAGACTATTATATTTGAACACACTTCAACAACAGATATAATCAGAACAAAATTTCATTTAGACGATAATATAACATCTGCTCAAAAAGAATTGCTGATACGTATAGATGATTATGATCAGTATATGTTAAAATATCCTGAGAGTATTAAACTCAACGCTATTCATAAAAAGGTTAAGACTAAAAAGTTTATTGAGCAATTTGATACAGGGCTTAGATCGTTTAATATACAAGAACGAAGCATCATCAACTTGTTTAGTAACGAGCTAAAAACACAACTAAACAATACTCAATATTTTGTAGGTAATATTTTAGGATATAAAGCAGTTGCGTGTTATGTAGAAAGGTATTCAAGCGAAACTAGTAACATTGTTCTTAATAGATACAATGCTGACATATGTTTCGCTGTTAACTTGTCGAAGAAATCTGTATCAATTCGCAAAACAAAAAAATGTCCTTTAAAACTTAATGTGTTGGCTGAAAAATTCTGTAATGGTGGTGGACATGAGTTCGCAGCTGCAGGTAAACTGACAGAAAATTTTGCAAAACTGTTGAAAAATTTTAAAGAAGTAAAATGAGCGCAGACATATATTCAACACCTTCACATGACACCATTAGACGTGAAACAGAGCACATCATTTCATCGTTTTGTACATTTGTATCACAGATAAAGGGTAAAAGATTATCGTTGCAAAACATTTTTCTTATTGTGTTGCAAGAACCTAAAATTCGAACCATTTTAAAGAAACTCGCGAGTGCAGATACAGATCAAGAAGTTGTACAGCTCTTTATAGATTATGATCCTAGTATATTAAAAAGTAAATATGTGACAAAGTACATTAATAGCATTAAAAAAGGTAGTCCGATTGTAACATGATTGAACATATTGTTAGTGATTTTGAAAAACAAATCTACAACGCATATTTGGTTGCTTTAAGCAGAGCAAATAAAAGACCGTTTAGACCGAGAAAAAATTTTGATGATTTAAAAGATGAGGTGTATTGTGAGCTTAAAAAGTTGGGTACATTCTTTGCAAAAAATAAAGAAGTTAATGTGCAGGATTTCTTTTTAGCACCTTTTGAATTACATAATGACACAACTTATCAACCTTTAGATTATTTTAACACATATAATGCTGTTCAAGCATATACTAAATTTCAGAAACATAAAGATACTAGTGTAGATAAGATTTTAGAGTACACGAAAATGGGATTAGCGTATGTTTACAAATATTGTGAACAGAATAAACTAACATTAAATAGGTATAAATCTGAAACAAATAAATCTGACATACCTACTTGGTTAGTACATCTAAAAGAGCATAAAATCAATTTTTTTACACTTCATACTCTTGAAATCCGGGATGAATTGTATAAATTAGATAGAGAGTGGCGTGAATTTTATGTAAGAGATTTTGATGAACTTTTCAAAAAAACTTACACAAGTTTTAGCTACTCTCAAGACCAAAAAACAACATTAAAAAGAATAAAACAAGCAATTGAAAGGAAATTAAATATATATGAAAAAATCGATATTTGAATCAATTAAAGGAGCATTAAATGAACAAAAAGGTGGAAGTGGTTTTAGCGACATCCTGAGAATGGAAGTTGGAAAAACGTATGAAGTTAAAATTCTTCCAAATGTAAAAGAACCCAAGAAAACGTTTTTCCATTATTTCATCCACGGGTGGGATTCGTTTGCAACTGGTGAATATGTTAGCATCTTGTCACCAGCTACATTCAATGAACGCGATCCTATCTCTGAAGAACGTTTCAAGACGCTCAAGCACGGTAGTGATGAAGATAAAGAAAAGATCAAAAGCGTGCGCAGATCAGAAAAATGGTTAGTCAATGTTTATGTCATCAAGGATCCAACAAATCCTGAGAATGAAGGAACAGTAAAGATCATGCGTTATGGTAAACAGCTGCAAAAGATTATTCTTGACGCTATTGAAGGTGATGATGCAGAAGAATTTGGTGAGAAAGTGTTTGATATGCAGCCTGGTAACGCAATCTTGAAAATCAAGGTTGAAGATCAAGGCGGTTATGCATCCTATACTAGCTCTCGCTTCACGACAGGTACTAAGTTTACAATGTCTCAAGATGAGCAGAAGAAAGTGTTTGAACAAATTCATGACCTGGAGACAATTCATCCTGCTAAATCGTATGATGAAGTAAAAGACTTCTTCAACACTCATTTCCACCTTGCTGAAACAAAAACAGAAAAGGAAACTAGCAAATCAAAGAATGTTGAGCTAGATCAGGATGATGATGACATTCTTAACGAAATTACAGGTAAATCTGGTGTTGATGATGATATTAGTGATGATATTCCTGATATGGAATCGACAGGTGATTCTGAAATTGACGAACTATTAGCGGGTATTAATTAATGACCGAACAAGAGCGACAAGCAGCTGAAAGAGCCGCGATTGTAAACTTCATGGGTACAATCTTCGGCGAGGCAAAACGGATAGATAATGAGATGGTTGTCAAATCATCTACATTGCAACCTACTAGCCATATAGCTGAACAAGCTCTACGTAATTTTTTAAATATCCAACAACCGGTATCTATACCACCCACACCTCACGAAATAGTGCACGGTGTGGGTGGTAACACATCTGAACCACCACCTGTATTAGAAACTCCAACAGCTGTAGAACAACAGACACAGCCAGTAATTGTACCTGTTATACAGCCAGATACACCTAAGACAGATAATTTAGTTGAAATATCGTATAAATTAGATACCATAATAATGCAATTAGCAAAATTGATAGATATTTTTACTAACCAATATGAAGATACAATTGAACAAGAATAGGTTTCTGGAGTACCTTGAAGCAATACAAAAAATTAACGACATTTTCATTTTCGATATAATAGGCGACGAGGGTAGTGTAGTAACTGTAAACAATGATGAGACCTGTTTCTTATATGCTACTACTAAATTGCCTAATAGCAATAATTGTACTTTAAATATACCTGATTGTAGAAAGTTATCACGTGTATTAAAACAATTGAATGAAGATATAGTAGAATTAACGCATACATCAAATGCATTAAAGTATACTTCTAAGGCTGCAAAGTTCACATATCATTTATACGATAGCGACTTTCTTAAACGGCCAGCAATCAATCCTGATAAGGTTAAATCGTTTCAGTTTGATATTACACTTGATCTGAAGAAAGATGTAATAAAAAACATCGTTAAAAACGGTTCTTTTGTTGATCAAGCTAATAAAATATACTTCTACACTGAAGATGGTAATTTATATTGTGAGATAACCGACAAACAAAGAGCGAATACTGATAGTTTCAGTATGATGATAAAAGAGAATGTAGGGTTTACACTTGATCACATTATATTTAAACTAGACAATATACAACTTTTACACCTGTGTAGCGACGATGTCCTCGTCAAATTTCATACCAGTTATAAATTGTTATCATTTGAATTCACTAACGATGATAATAAATTTACGTATATACTAACTAGTTTAAAACAATGAAATCGAGAAAGAACAAAATATCAACACCAGGATACTTTATAAAGAGGTTAAAAGATAGCGGCTTTGTCATTTTGCGTATTTTTCAAGACTTTAAAATGAGCGACCCTCGTAAGTGGGTAATTCTGTTAAACCCAGGTCAAGAAAACATTTTCATAACATGTTATGAAAACAAAGAGTTTAAAGGTGATATAATGTTTGAAGTACATGACGGTGGTATAAGATTTCCTAAGAATTTCTTTATCAAAACAGATAGCTTAGAAGTGATAGTGCAACAACTTATAGACAAAGGTGTGTCAACAGATCCTACAACCAGTACGTTTTTTAAAGATAAAAATGATCACAACAACAGTACAACTGTCAGCTAATGAGCCGAACAAAAACGAACTGGAGCAAATTGCTATACAAAACTTGATAAGAGACTCTCTTACTCAAAAAATTGATTCTAGACGAAAGCAAAAAACGAATGAAGAATTGCAAGAAGCTTTAATAGCTGTTTTACAAGAATTTACAAAATGTTTTTTCTTTGTAGGATTTGATTTTAATCATGATCCTGTTATATTGTCTAGAGCAAATACACCATTAGAAGGTGAAGCTTTGGTCTCGTTAGTGAAAAAGGTGTTTGCTGATGTATCAAAACGTTAAAGACCCTGTACCTGGAGATACTTTTGGTGTTCCTGTAGGTATATATGTTGGTGAAATTTTTTGTTTTGTTGAAAAAGTAGGAGAAAACTATCAGTTCTTATCAATGCCCAAAATGCTAATAAGAACGGTTCCAAAAGAAAAGTTTGAATTTGCTATCTATAATAATATAATTGAATTTATAGAGAATTTACCTAGAGATGTTTATAAATTGGTAGAAGCTCAATACAACCAAAACAAGTAAATGACAACTTCATTAATAATAGACGGTAATAATTTAGTATGGCGCTGTTACTATGTTGCAGAATCTGTTAATCCTGGTGGAATGGACGGCTTATTACATGTACACATGTTCATTAGTTCCTTAAAAGGTTATGTCGAGATGTACAGACCTAAGAATATTATATGTTGCTGGGATAAGAGACAAGATAAAGCACCAAATTTCCGTAATTCACTTCTTCCAGAATATAAAGATCAAAGAGATAAAGAGAAAGCGAAAGAAGTTCATTGTGAAAACGAACTGATTGAAGAGCTTATTAGTTATCTAGGTGTAGCTAACTTCTATCCTAAGCAACTTGAAGCAGACGATTGTGTAGCATGGTTGTGCAACAATTTACCAGGTAGAAAGATTATAGTTTCTGTTGATAAAGATATGCTTCAATTGATCAATGACGATGTGGTATATTACGATCCTATGAAAAAGATCGAAATCAACATGAGCAACTTCAATACATATTCAAAATACAAGTATGATACATTTCTTATTGAGAAGTGTTTTGCTGGTGATCAATCTGATAATGTTAAAGGTGTTTATGGATTCGGTCCTAAGAAAGTTCAAAAATATCTAAACGGTGATATTGAGTTAAATGAAGAGCAGAAGAAAGTTTTAGACGATAATATGAAATTGTTTAAACTGGATCTATACAACGAGTTGCCAGACGAAGTAGAATGGTACAAACAGCAAGATACAACAAAGAAGCCACAGTGGGATAAATTTGTTCAACTATGCAATGATAAGGGTTTGAATAGCATAGTAAAGAGTAAAGAGAGTTATTACAATTTGTTTTGTATGGATGTAAAACTTGAAAACATGTTTGAAAATTTATTCGGATGAAAACATATCCATTAGTAAGATTTGATTTTGACAAACTTCCAAAAAAATATTGGAAAGATTATCCTTTTAGTATATACGATCATTTTGTTTTATTAGGAGAAATAGAACAAATGGCAGGTCATTGTATAGTTGTCAACTGTAAGACAGGGCAACTTCATGTAGGATACCACACTGAAAATTTTACAAAACTAACAGACGAAGAAGTATGAGAGACGAGGTAGAATTTACTATAAAATGTAAAATGAAAGATAGATGGGTTCCACACTTTTGTTCTATGTTAAAATATATGGAACAGTTAGGTGGGTTGGGTAGTTCACGAAATGTCGCAATATACTCAGATGGAGATGGTGACTTTCGTCCGAAATTTGATTTTAATATTCCTTTTGAACGTGTAGAGCCTGTACGTAGTGTTGACGGCGACCACTTATATGACGCTGGGTAATGAATCTTCCTGAAGAATACGTTATTGGTAAATTTTACGAATACGGTTATAGAGTAAAATACAACCGATACAGTAATGCGTATTATTGTGCATGTCCAATTTGTAGAGAAGGTAAATCATTTCATAAGAAACGTAGATGTTTCTATCTACCTAAAAAAGATCTAATATTCTGTCACAACTGTGGCTGGTCTAGCAGACCTTATAATTGGATTCGACAAGTTTCTGGATTATCAGATGCTGAAATCTTCAAAGATATAAGAGATGGTGATTATAATGTAGGTATTGTAGTAGATAAACCAGTTGAAAAAGTTGTTGAAATACCTACTTTACCTGAAGACTGTATAAAC